ATGACTTTGCTTCAGAAGACATGGCGGGCGTATTTGGCGAAGGATGTCTATAAAAAAAAGGAGAGTGAATATATGAATATTCAACTTATGAACTTACAGCGTCAACATGAAACCTATGCTTCTGAATATGAGGAGGCAGCATTACGAGTACTTCGTAGTGGACTCTATATTGGCGGCGAAGAAGTTACAGCTTTTGAGCAAGAGTTTGCGGCATACGAGGGCGCAAGGTTTGGGGTTTCTTGTGGCAATGGAACAGACGCCATTATACTAGCTTTGCGTGCACTTGGAATTGGCTTTGGGGATGAGATCATTACTGTAGCGTGGACTTTTTTTGCTACGGCTGAGAGCATAGTAGCTGTAGGAGCCACTCCAATATTTGTCGACGTTTGCGCTGACTCATATTGCATGGATCCTGTACTTGTTGAATCAAAAATAACGAGTAAGACAAAGGCACTATTGCCAGTCAATTTCTATGGTCAAAGTTGTGACATGGATGCACTCAGACAGATCTGCAGGAAGCATGGTCTTTATTTGATTATGGATTGTGCTCAGTCTGCAGGAACAAAGTACAAGGGAGAACGGGGTAATACTCTTGGTGATGTTTCATGTTTCTCGTTCTTCCCAACTAAGAATCTAGGATGCAATGGCGATGGAGGGATGGTGTTGACGGATGATGAAGATATAGCTCGTGCCTGTCGCTCATTGACAGTCCACGGCTCTGGAAAAGATGGGCTATGGACGCTAAAGAGAGATTATATGATGAAAGGACAGGAATTCCCCAGTAGCATACCAGCCGGTGAGAGTAAGTATTTCAATTATCTTATTGGTTATAATTCCAGACTAGACGCCCTACAGGCTGCTATATTACGGAAAAAACTATCTCACCTTGAAGAATTCGTTGAGGGCAGAAGGAAGAACGCAGCAATATACAACGATGCACTTAAAGGAACAAATTATGTGACTCCAGTAGAAAGTAACGGCAGTTTTCATTCTTACTACATATATGCTCTTAAACATAAAAATACTCAAGTGATTATGGATAGGCTAAAAACGGCTGGTGTGCCGTGTGGAATTTACTATCCGGTTCCATTACATCAACAGGGTGCACTTACAGGGCTTGGATACAAGCAGATCGACTTGCCAATAACTGAAGACCTAAGTAAAACGACGTTTGCAATCCCTGTCTTTCCAGAGCTCAATTTAGAAGAGCGGGAGTATATTATTAATGCACTAATAAAAGCAGATACTTAATGCTGAAATGAGTGTCATCAACTATACTTTGCAGTGACAAGTATCCAATTGTTTCGTGAAAGCGGATTAAGTTGAACCAATCGACAACATCTGCCAGATCCAGCTAGGACAGTTTCAACGTCGCAAAACGATGCGAGAAGACAAGTTCAGGCTTCATCAATATTAGGTTGATTTCGCCTCGGCATTGTCGCACGGACGGCCATCTATGTTTAAAGATCGTCTGTTCTGGGAATTGTCTACTCGTTGATCGAATATCGTTGAACTCTTCTTCCGATCATTGCGAGACACTTGGTTGTGATGAGCGATTATTTGTTACGATAATTGACTATATAGGAGAAATCTATTATGAAAATTGCCGTTGCTGGAACCGGTTATGTGGGATTATCAATCGCGGTATTGCTTGCTCTACACAATACTGTAACAGCGGTGGATATCGTTCCGGAAAAGGTTGCTTTACTCAACAACCGTAAATCCCCAATTGTTGATGCGGAGATTCAGGAGTATCTATCAACAAAAGACCTCGACCTAGTGGCGACGATTGATGGAGACATTGCTTATCAGGATGCCGATTTTGTCGTTATCTCAACGCCGACCAATTATGATCCGGAGAAGAACTATTTCGATACTTCGTCGGTTGAGAGCGTGATCCAGCAGGTGATTCGGGTCAATTCGGAAGCGATAATGATCATCAAATCCACCTTACCGGTCGGTTTTACCGAGCAAGTGAGAAGTAAGTACTGCTGCGATAATATTCTCTTTAGCCCGGAGTTTCTCCGTGAGGGGCGTGCGCTGTATGACAACCTCTATCCGAGCCGCATCATCGTTGGCGTTCCAGTGAAGAATGCGAGACTGATGAAGGCCGCTGAGATGTTTGCGTCATTATTGAGAGAAGGCGCAGTCAAAGAAGACATCCCAACGCTATTCATGGATACGACAGAAGCGGAGGCGGTCAAGCTCTTTGCGAACACTTATCTTGCGCTTCGCGTGGCATACTTCAATGAACTAGATACCTATGCTGAGATTCGCGGGTTAAACACAAAATCAATTATTGAGGGCGTGTGTCTCGATCCCAGAATCGGGGATCAATACAATAATCCGTCCTTTGGGTATGGCGGATATTGCCTACCAAAGGACACCAAGCAACTCCGCGCAAATTACTCCGATGTGCCGCAGAACTTGGTTAGCGCGATCGTGGAAGCGAATAGCACGCGCAAGGACTTCATTGCAGATCAGATCGTTTCGAGACGGCCAAAAACGGTTGGTATCTATCGACTCACGATGAAGGCGAACTCGGACAACTTCCGTCAAAGCTCGGTGCAGGGCGTGATGAAACGAATCAAGGCCAAGGGCATCGAGGTCGTGATCTATGAGCCGGCAATTATGGAAGACGCATTCTTCAGTAGCCAAATCATTCGGGACATCGACGAGTTTAAAGCCATGTCTGATGTGATCATTGCAAATCGGTACAGCGAGGATATTGCGGACGTATTGGATAAGGTTTATACGAGAGATTTGTATTTCAGGGATTGAGTTATGTCTGTGTTGGCAGTTATTCAGAATCGAATCTCGCCGACGCGAGTGTCAAATTTGGTGCGACGTATTCAGCGCGTAGATTGGAATGCTGATCGTCTATGCCATCATGAATGCAACGCAAAAGCGTAAGCAGGGTACATAATGCCAGAGAAGTTTTTAATAAAGTTTGAAAGCTTAAGCAGATGAGTATGCGAGTGCACGAGGCATTCAGTATGATATGGCATACCAGACTATTGATTGATCTGTATTGTTTCAAGTTGCGTTACGGTTTATGCTATGACTTAACAACATAATTACTCAAAAACCACCCAAGAAGACAGATATGGTTGCAATTTGATGAATTAGATCCAGTGATTTGTTGGTCGTTGTGTCGGCACTTGCATTGCACCCGAATTAGAAATTTTTAGTGATAATAAGTAATGCCAATTATCACTGCAACAATCGAAGCTGTGTTTTATTACTCCTGAGTCTTACGTATTTTGTTACTCGGGAATCTTACGAAAACGCCTTCCTCACCTTTTCAGCATCCTTAAGCTCCGTCTCTTCGGCAAGGTGCGTGTAGATCCGCATCGTGGTCGTAGGGTCAGTGTGACCGAGATATCGCTGCGCGGTGAGCACGTCCACCCTGGAGCGGTAGAGTATGGAAGCGTAGTTGTGCCGGAAGTAGTGCGGGGTCAGAATCGAACCTTCGCCGTTGTTCTCGATGCCGCGCGCGGCGTTGAGAAGCGCCGCTTGCAACAGCTTCCAGCGCCTTACGAAGGTGGATTGCGACAAGAACTCGCCAGTCTTCGATGCGCGGATGATATAGCCGTTGCCGATCCGGCGATACTTCTGGAGCAAGGCCATCAGCTCGTCCGGAATGGGTACGGTACGCAGGGATGTATCCGTCTTCACGGTGCCAACCTTGCCGGTGACGAAGTCGATATCACGCTCTACGCGGAGGGTACGCGAAGCAAAGTCGATGTCCGACCAGCACAAGCCGAGTGCTTCGCCGCGACGCAGGCCCGTATAGTAGAGGATCGCCACCAGCAGACCGTCCGTATGCGTTTCGATCAGTTTGAGCACAGCAGCCGTTTCCTGCGCCGTCAGCGCGCGGCGGCTCGTGCGCTCCGATTTGGGTGGTCTCAGCCCGTCCGCTGCGTTGCGGTCAATGACACCCTGTGCGGTTGCAAGAGTGAAGCAGTTTGAGAGGATGATCATGATATAACACAGTGTCGTTTTTCCTGTTCCGGCGAGTTTGTTTAAAAAGGTTTGTAACTGTACGGCAGTGATCGCACGCATCTGCCTATCCCCGAAGGCGGGGAATAGATAATGATTGATTACGCTGCGGTAGCTCGCCTTGGAGCTCGCGCTGATGTATGGCTCTTTATAGACCCGATACCAGCCGGAGACGAAATCTCCAAATAAAATGTCGCGGCGAACCGCGACAGCTCCATTGATATGTGCCCTGCGAATTTCTTCCTTGTTCGCCTCGAGCTCTTTCTTGGTTCGACCATTTGCCCACTTGTAAATTGCGGTACCGTCCGCATCATGACCGACGGTAACCTGCGCGCGCAGGCGCTTTTTTTGCGTTGCCATTGTGTAACCCTCCTCAAATATGATATATTGAGGGCGCAGAAAAAGAAGCTTTGACCGGTTTTTTAATCTGCACCCGCCGCTTTGGTGTTGCAAGCACTGGAGCGGCTTTTTTTCGTTTTGGCTTATTCACGTTCCAGCGGTTGCCGCAGTTCTGGCAGACCGCAACGGATCGCGTGATGGAAACGACCTTCGTCTTCTTGCCAAATAGCACAACGAGCAGTTTCCAAACACCGAACAAGATCCATGCGATGATCTCCCACCACCAACCGATGAAGATCCAATACGCCCAGCCCTTTTTGCGCTTCTCTTTGACTTCTGTCACCGCTTGTATGGTGATGTTTTCACTTCTACATTTTGGACATTTCACGTCTGCTTCCTCCTGCTACTTCAGAGTGCTAGTAAACCCGACCGCTTTGCCGATGATGCGGGCGGTATGATCGCTGTTGATGATGATCGGCGCATATGCGGGATTCTCGGACAAAAGTACGAGGTATTCGCCGTTGTGATAGACCCGCTTGAGCGTAACGCTCTCTTCGTCGATGATGACCGCGGCGATTTCGTTGTTCTCTACATCCGGCTGTTGACGAATATACACGATATCTCCGTCCAGAATCCGTGCACCGATCATGCTGTCGCCTTTGCAGACCAGGGTGAAGTCGCAATGGATGCTGTCCGGCACATCGTCGTAGCCGTCTACGTTTTCGATCGCGAGAATTGGATCACCACAGGCTATTGCTCCGACGCGGGGTTTTTTTATCATGCGCGGAATCGGCATCACGCCGGGGAGTGTCATGATCGACTTCGTTCCATCCTCCGAAAAATCGTCAAGTGTAATATCGAGCGCTTTTGCGATGGCCCGGATGGTTTCCAAACTCGGTTTCTTTGTTGCGCCTGAAGTAATTTTGTCGATAGTCGGTTTCGGAACACCGGACATCTTAGAGATATCCGTGTTTGTCAGGTGGTTTTTTTTCTTGTACGTGCTGATAATTTCATATCCCATAATCTCACCTCGTTAACAATATAGCTCTTTATTCCCGATGAGTCAATAGAATAGTAACCGCAGATGGTTAAAATAATTTTGCAAACCAGTTGACGTTGATCAAAAACGGTGATAGATTAGTAATCAAAATAACCAAAGGCGGTGATGTATTTGAATAAAAACAAATATCCTGTGCTTTCTCGCTTAATAAATGACCGTGGAATCCGAAAAAGCGTTGTAGCCCGGCATCTTGGGATCTGCCCGAAAGCACTCTTGTTGAAAATCCATGGTGTGACCGGCTTTTTATTCGAAGAAGCAAGGGCTATCCGCGATTATTTCTTTCCGGATATAGCGCTCGAGCATCTGTTTTCGGTGGAAGCAAGTGGCCAGACAGCACAAGGAGATCGTTGAAATGGAGACGGCAAGGGTCGATTTTGAAGAATTGAAAGAGCAACTCTCGACCGCTATCGAAGGACTGAGCACGGTCTCGCAAGCGGTCGGGCGGATCACCTCCAAACTGCACGCGGCACAAGGCAGCAGTTCTATCGGCGAATCGTGGGTGCGAACCTGGGGTGAAACGTTACCGAAGAAAGCCGCCGCGAAGATGCTCGGTGTAAGTGTCACCTACCTGAACAAGCTGATCAGCGAGGGTGGAATCAGAATTACACCCGACGGTCGCGTGGTCGTTCGTTCCGCATCGGACTGGGCGAATCATAGTGCGATCAAAGATAATTCACAGAAAAAGAAATGGCGCGTATAGGCAAAACGCGCGCGGCAGATTCTTAGAATTTCATGGAATACGAATTACGATAGAAACTGTGACTGCCCTCGCGACATGATGCACAGTGGCCATAGAGAAGGAGAAAACATGAACAAGATTATGATCATCGGGAACCTGACCGGAGAGCCGGAACTGCGTTCCACGCCGAGTGGCATCTCGGTGTGCTCGTTTACAATTGCCGTCAACCGGCGGCATGAGGATAAATCAGGCGAACGGCCAACGGATTACTTTCGCGTCAGCGCATGGCGGCAGCTAGGAGAGAGTTGCGGGCGATTTCTCGCCAAGGGCCGCAAGGTTGCTGTCGTAGGTGAGCTGCAGGCGCGACAGTACGACGCGAAAGACGGCTCTGCGCGGACGTCGCTGGATATTCAGGCAGATGAGGTGGAGTTCCTTACACCAAAGCAAAATACGCAGCAGCGGGAGAACGAAGCGGATTCATCCGGATTTACTGACGTATCGAACGATGACACTCCGATCTAAGGAGCAAAAATGCCGAACAGGATTATTAAAGAAAGCATCTGCACCAGCGAAACGATTGATCAAATGAGCTGGTTTGAGGAATGCTTTTGGCAAAGACTCATAGTGAATTGCGATGATTACGGACGATTTGACGGACGCCCGGCGGTGTTGAAATCAAGACTTTTCCCGCTGAAGGAGCGGATTACCCTGAAAGATATCGAGCATGCGCTGACGAAGTTAGCGGGTATAGGCTGCGTTGTCCTCTATGAATATGACGGAAAGCCCTGCCTATACCTCCCAACATGGGAAGTCCATCAGATGATCAGGGCGAAGAAGAGCAAGTATCCAGCACCTGACGAAAACCAGAAAACATCTGATATGATTTGCAATCAGGAGAAATCAGATGAAAGTAATTGTCACCGTAATCCAATCCAATCCGAAATCGAATCCGAATCCGAATCCAATTCGAGAGTAGTACGAGCGGACAAGCCGCGCCGCTTCATAAAACCGACGGTGAGAGAGATCCGTGAATTTTGTATTGATCGAGGAAACGATGTCGATCCACTACGGTTTTTCGACTTCTACGAGGCTAAGGGATGGCGTGTCGGCAATCAACCGATGAAGGACTGGAAGGCCGCGGTCCGAACATGGGAGAGCCGGGACTCGGCGAAACCGCTCGATCAGGCAAGCACTAATCCGTTCAAGCAAATGCTGCGAGATGAGGAGACACGAAATGGACAAACAGGAAACCATGAAGATATTAGCGATTCTTCGTGTAGCATACCCGAGTTTTCAGAAGGCTATGAGAGCTGAGGATTACAGGGATACGGTGATTCTCTGGTGCGACATGTTCAAAGACGAGTCGTTTACGTTGGTGAGCGCTGCGGTTAAAACATTCATCGCTTCAGATACGAAAGGCTTTCCGCCACATATAGGAGCAATAAAGGCGGCTATTACAAAACTGACAACGCCAGATGCACTGACCGAAGCCGAAGCATGGAACATCGTCCGTAGCAAAATGAGCTGCTATGCGACGCATTCTGATTTCCTGGAACTCCCGTCGGCAATTAGGCGTGCGGTCGGTAGCGCGTCGCAGCTTTGCCAATGGGCAATGATCGACATAGAAAGCCTGCCGGTCACACAGTCAAATTTCATGCGATCGTATAGAGCAGCATTAGAAGCAGAGCTACAAAGAGCAAAAATACCAAAGGACGTACTCGCGCTTATGGAAAGACGCAAACAGGCGATGCTTCCAGATCAAGAGCTTTATAACCAGCGCGAGGGGGAAGTGTGTAGAATTGGAGGATAATGTATGACGATAGATGACCTAAAAAATGTGCGCCGCCAAAGGTTGCGCGTAGAAGCATTACAAGAGCGCATAGAGCGGCTCCGTTCGCGCGCGGAATACAACCAGCTGCAGCTTGGCGAATGTGGTCGCAGCGATCCAACGCGGGATCGACTCGCGGAGTATGTTGCGGAACTAGATGAGCTGGAGCGGCAGTTGACTGGTGAGATGATTAAACTAGAGAAGCAGCTTGTGTTTGTTGACGCGGAGCTGGCGAGGCTGCCGGAGAATCATGAGAAAGTATTGAGAATGAGATACATTCAGGGATTAAATTGGTATCAAGTCTCCAAAAACGCAAATTATTGCGAAAGGTACTGTAGAAAATTGTGTGTGCAGGTGTTATCAGACTTTTGAATTCTTAGTGTATAATATAAGTGTCTATATTTATCCCGGTAAAACGTAGTTTGAAATACTAACCTTTATTTGATTCCATGTGCATCATTTTTAAGGGTTGTTTTGAAAGAAAAACATCTCAATGATTGGTTGATGCGATTATCCACCAGTTTGAGAATAATTGAAAGAGAGGTTGAGTAAGATGAAGTTGGCTATGAATTTATTACTCAACACAACACTGCTGGTTTCGATTTGCATAATTTTCAATCTGTTTTATCAGAAGATTCTACACCAGAAGGCACAGTACAAGATTATTGGTGGCTTTATACTCGGTTTAGCTGGTATAGCGATTATGTCCATTGCGTTTAAGTTACCCAATGGAGCGATTTTTGATACTAGGTCTATTTTACTAAGCATATCAGGTTTGTTTTATGGCTTCTTGCCAACCACGATCGCAGCAATATTGATAATTTTATATAGAATCACGCTTGGTGGACCCGGTGTATATGCAGGAATAGCGGTCACGATTACTTCAGCTGCAATAGGAATTCTATTGCGACAGTTTCGAAAGAATCCGGAAAGCCTTCCAAAATCAAGAATCTACCTATTTGGACTTGTGAACCACATCGTCATGTTAATTTGCATGTTCTTGTTGCCACAAAACATAATCTTGGACACGTTGAAGTCAATTAGTGTTCCAGTATTAGCTATATACCCGCTTGGTACGCTGGCGCTGAGCTTAATCATCACTTATGAATGGAAAAGCTTGGTTACCGAGAAGAAACTTTCAGAAAGCGAATTCCAGTTTAAAGCAGTGTATGAAGAGGCTCCCATAGGAATAGTTGTAGCAACTTCTGAGAAAATTCTTTATGCTAACCCAGAAGCTGCAAAAATCTTCAAACTGCCGGTTGAGGATGCGCTTAAGATTGATTGGCATACTTACACACATCCGGATGACCTTCAAAAAGAGGTTGTTTTTTACGATAAAATGATATCTGGAGAGATAGACCAATACGATATCATCAAAAGATATGTTCTAAATAATGATGAAACGGTTTGGGTTCATTTATACACAAAAGTTTTTTATCGTGAAACCAACCCTGAACAAACGAAATTTGTTGTTATTATCCAAGATATATCTAGAGATGTGCAAAATGAGTATAGCCTCAAGGAGGCCTCTCTTTTCTTAACCACATTGCTCGATTCAATTCCTGACCATATATTTTATAAAAACAAAGAAGGCCTCTATTTAGGTTGTAACGCTGCATTCGAAAACTCATGTGGTTTATCAAAAACTGAGATTGTTGGGAAGAATGATTTTGATCTTTACGATACAACACTTTCCGAGAAATTCATACAGTCTGATCGAGAAGCGATAAAAGCATCAAAGGCGGTACGAACAGAAGAAACGGTAACATATCCAGATGGCAGAACGATTATAACCGAAACTTTGAAAACAAAATACAAGAACACAGACGGAGTAATTGCAGGAATCATTGGAATTAGCAGGGATATTACAGAACGCAAGCGCGAGCAAGAGAGAATTGAATTTCTAAATATACACGATGTGATGACAGGCCTTTATAACCGCATGTACTTTGACAAGGAATTAGATAGAATAGATGAGCAACAAGAGCTGCCTTATTCTATTATTTCGGTAGATATTGATTCATTAAAACTGACAAATGATATGTTCGGACACTTAACGGGAGACCAACTTATCATTCGGACCGCAGACATTCTTAGAGACTGTTGCGGAGAAGGAATTGTTGCTCGCATCGGAGGAGATGAATTTTGTGTCCTTCTGCCAGGCATAGATGAGAACGAGATAAAAACCTATGCAAACAATATTCGCGTCAAACTGGACGATCAGAGAAAAGAAAATGATGCGGTGTCTACCATGTTGAGCATCTCATGGGGTTATTCGACAAAAAATCGCGAGGATCAAACAATTTCAGAAATAATCAATATTGCAGAAGAAAACATGTACAGAAGAAAGCTCCTGAAGCATCAGACAATGCGAAGCAGTTTGCTCACAACCATTAAGGAGTTATTGTTCTCAAAAGGCAGCGAGACGAAAGAACATGCAGATCGCATGGCAAAACTAGCTAACATGTTGGGGAAGGAACTCGAACTCAACGAAACCGATCTGGATTCACTCGAACTCATGGCTACCTTACATGATGTTGGAAAGATTGGCATCAGCAGTCACATTTTATCAAAACCCGGAAAACTTGACGAGGCAGAATGGATCGAGGTGAAGAAACACCCGGAAGTTGGTTACCGGATCGCAATCACCGTTCCTGAACTACAGGGAGTTGCCGAGTATATTCTTTGTCATCATGAGCGGTGGGATGGTAACGGATACCCGCAAGGTCTAGCCGGAACTGATATCCCATATATTTCGCGCTTGATCTCCGTTATCGACGCATATGATGCTATGACGGAAGACAGGGCTTATCGCAAAGCCATGTCAAAAGAAGAAGCATTGAAAGAGATACTTGCAAATGCAGGAACACAATTCGACCCAATCATAGCAAGATCTTTTGTGAAAAGTATTCTTCGACTAGAACCGTGATAAGTTGATTGATATATGCAATAGTGGACCGACTATAGCCGGTTTCCATAGCTTATAATAATAGCATGTAAAGATGAAAGGTGCTTCGAAGGCACCTTTTTTCGTTTTGGAGGACACATGCAAATTACCGATAAATTCGAGATCGTTCCGGTTGCTCAGATCAAGCCGGACGAACACAACGCCCGCAAGCACAACGACGAGCAGATCATGGAGTTGCGGCGCTCTTTGCGGGAGTTTGGTTTCGTCAATCCGCTGCTGATCGATAAGGACAAAAAGATCATCGCTGGGCACGGGCGGCTCATCGCGGCGATGGCCGAAGGTATGAGTGCTGTGCCATGCATCTTTGTCGAACACCTGACTGAGGCGCAACGCCGCGCCTATATGCTCGCGGACAACCGCCTCGCCGAGCATGCGACTTGGGATATCAGCCTGTTGAGCGAGGAACTGAAGTTTCTGGACGACCTCGGCTTCGATATTAGCATAGCGGGCTTCGAACTGCCGGAGGACGAAATTGACGCTGTTGATGATGATTACGAACCAGTTGTTCCTGAAGTAGCGAAAAGCAAGGTCGGGCAGGTCTATCAGCTCGGTCGCCACCGGCTCATGTGCGGAGATAGCACGGAAGCGGAGCACGTTGCGCTGCTCATGAACGGCGCGCAGGCGGATCTTTTGCTCACCGACCCGCCGTATAACGTGGACTACAAGGGCAAAACGAAAAAGAAGCTCACCATCGAAAACGACGCGCAAACGGATGATGTTTTTTATATCTTCCTTGTAAAGGCGTTCACCAACGCGCAGGCGCATATGAAGCCGGGCGCGGTGTTCTATATCTGGCACGCGGATTCCAACGGTTATATCTTTCGCGCGGCGGTGCAGGAAGCAGGGCTCGTCGTGCGCCAGTGCTTGATCTGGGTGAAGAACGCCATGGTCATGGGACGGCAGGACTATCAGTGGAAACACGAGCCCTGCCTTTACGGTTGGAAGGAAGGAGCCGGACACCTCTGGGCAAGCGACCGCAAGCAGACAACCGTACTCGAATTTGACCGACCGGCACGAAGCAAAGAGCACCCGACTATGAAGCCCATCCCGCTATTTGACTATCAGATGAAGAACAACACCAAGGGCGGCGACCTCGTAGCGGATCTCTTCGGCGGCTCCGGAACATCTATAATCGCCGCAGAACAAAACGGTCGTGTGTGCTACATGATGGAATTCGATCCGCGGTATGTGGACGTGATCATCGACCGGTGGGAGAAGTTCACCGGACAAACGGCGGTGCTGCTGTAATGCGTTAAGGAGGATTGGAGGCGCACGCGATGGCGCAGAAAGGTAAACAGGTCGTATGGTCCGAGAGCGACTATAAAAAGTTCGAAAGCCTCTGTGCGATTCAGTGTACGCAGCAGGAAATTTGCTCAATCATGGACGATATCGACCATAGGACTTTGGCGCGTTTGATCGCGGAACGGTACTTTGACGAGGACGGTAATCCGCTCGACTATGCCAACGCATATAAAAAGCACGCTGCAACTGGCAAAGCTAGCCTGCGGCGCTCGCAGTTCAAGCTCGCGGAGCGGAACGCCACCATGGCAATCTTCCTCGGCAAGCAATACCTCGGCCAGCGCGACGCGGCAGACCTCGATAACATAAGCCACGGTATGCCGATCATCCCCGACGCAGTCTGGCGCGAGATTATGAATCCCGCGTACGGCGAGCGGTTGACGGATGTGAGACCGACGCAGATCTTCTTCGGCGGTTCTTCGAGCGGTAAGTCGTATGGCATCCTCGGTCAGCGTACCGTGCGAGATATGCTCCTGGGTGAGCGTAACTACCTCGTGCTGCGTAAGACCGCTCGCACCATCCGCAACTCCTGTTATAACGAAATCCGGAAATGCATCACGCGCATGGAGCTTGCGGATCAGTTCGATATCAGCAAGACGGACATGGTCATCACGCACAAAGCCAGCCGCAGGCAAATACTTTTCGCAGGTTTGGACGACGTGGAAAAGATGAAATCCGTCACGCCGGAATATGGTGTTGTCACCGATATCATGGTCGAGGAAGCGACGGAGATCGACTATCCCGACTATAAGCAGCTGCTCAAGCGTCTGCGCGGCGGCGACGACACGCCCAAGCGCATGACGTTGCTCTTCAACCCCGTGTTGCAGGATCACTGGATTTACAGGGAGTTCTTTGCAGGCAAGTTCGATGAGGTGAAGGGTGAGTATTACGACGACAACCTCCTCATCCTGCGCACAACGTATAAAGACAATCGCTTTCTCACACGTGAGGACATCGACCGTCTCGAGAACGAGTCGGACAAATACTATTACGACGTCTATACGCTCGGTCACTGGGGTATACTCGGCAAGCTGATCTTCACCAACTGGGAGATAAAAGACCTCACCGAGCGCGCGCAGTCGGAGGCACGACCGAAAAACGGCCTGGACTTCGGCTTCTTTCCCGACCCAAACGCCTTTGTGCGCTGCGGGTTGGATCGGCGAAAGATGGAGGTCTTTGTCTACCGCACGGAGGGCGCGAACTATCAGGACAATCGTGCGCTCGCGGATATGCTGCTGCCGATCGTAAAACACGAGGTCGTCACCTGCGACAACGACATGCTGAACATTCAGGAGCTGAACAGCTTCGGAATCCGTGCGATTCCGGCGCGGAAGGGACCTAGCAGCGTGGAGTTCGGCATCAAATACCTCAAGCGCATGAAGCGTATCTATATCGACCCCTCGTGCGTGGATCTCGTTCGCGAAATGCGGATGTATAAGTACAAAGAGGATCGCGATGGCAACATCCTGCCGGAGCCGGTCGAAAAGGATAACCACTGGATCGACGCGCTGCGGTACGCGCTTGAAGAAGCCATGCTCGAAACCAAGGTAAGCTGACGGAGGGGCAATATGATCATAACGCAAACAGAACTGCAAAGCATGCGATTGGCGAAGTCTGGCTCCATGTCCGAAGCGGAGATATTGACCGACCTCATTCGAGAGGATAAACAGAGCCCCTCCTACAAAATTATTGAAGATGCGGAGCGGTATTACGACGGGCAGCATGATGTACGTAAACACGATTTCCGCACAGAATACATCGCGGAAACGCTGACGAATGATAAGGGTGAGGAGGTCGAAGTATCGACTGCATTCACCAACCCGAACCGATCCAACGAACGCACCCCGAACCCGTTCTTCTGGATTCATGTGCTGCAAAAGACGCAGTATGTGCTGGGCAAGGAACCGTCTATCAGCGTGGGCGAAGATGCTGCGGGCGGCGACTCATTCAGCAAGGCACTAAGGCAAACCACCGACGCGGCGTTTATGAACCTACTCACCGAGTGGGCGACCGAAGCGGCCAAGGGCGGCAAGGCATGGATTAAGGAGTTTCGCGACCGCAACGGTCGCCTGCGGCAGGCGGTGATCTCGCGTAGGAACGGCATCCCGATTTACGATACTGCGCATGATCAGGAACTGGTTGAGTTTATCTATCACTACCCCATTGAGATGCGCATCGGGCGCGACAAGCGCGTCACGCGCACATATGCCGAATGGTGGACGCCACAGGGCGTCACCTATTGGTATGCCGATGGTGATGCGGTATTCCAACCCGATCCGGAGCGAAAAGGTGTGCAGCCGCACTTCCGCGCGACGACGTATGTCACCGACAAGGATGGTGTGACGCCGGTGGTCAAGTCCAGCGTCGGCAAAACGTGGGAACGGCTGCCGTTTGTCGAACTTTCCAACAACGAGAGCGGCACAAGCGACCTCGCCCGATACAAAGACCTCATCGACGCATACGACCTCGTGCAGTCCATGGGCACCAACAACGTGCTAGATTTTAACGAGTTCTGGGCAGTGTTGCAAGGCTTCGGCGGCGACGTTGCTAATTCCGTTGTGAAAAAGCTGCACGTCAATCGCGCGGTGCATATCGCGGGACAGGGCGGAAACATTGAGATGAAGCAGCTGGATCTGAATATGACCGGGCGCATCGACTGGCTCAAACTCCTACGGGACGCGATTCATGAGTTCGGTATGGCGGTGGACATCCGCAACGCCACGTTTGGAACCGCGCCATCCGGCGTTGCGCTCAAATTTCAATATACTCTGCTCGATCTCAAGGCAAATGCATTGATCGCGCAGATGCGCATGGCGCTGGAAGATCACTTCTGGTTCATTACACAGGAGATTAACAAACAGGGCAGCGCAACATTTGATCCCGCGGCAATCGAGGTGACTTTCAACAAGAGCATGATCACCAACGATGTGGAGACCGTCAATATGATCATCGCCTCGACCGATCTGGTTCCGGAGCGCATCCTCATGGCGGCACACCCGCTCGTGGACGATCCCGATAAGGCCATGCAGGAGATGGAGAAACAGCGCAAAAAAGCCGCTGCGGAAGTGCGCAAGAACATGGGCTCCTATGGTATGCCCGCTGAAGATGAGGATAATGCGAAGTGAGCGATTATTGGGAGAAGCGCGCGCTCGAGCGGATGCTGCGCATTGAACTGATCGGCGACGATTATACCGTGCGCATCTTCCGGCTCTACAAAGATGCATTCGACGAATTGAGCACGGAACTCTCCGCGCTCTTTGAACATTATGCCGCGCAGGGTGACATATCGCCGGTGGAGGCGGCGCGGTATCTGCGCGAGCCTTTGCCCCGCGTGCGGGCGGATGCTCTGATGAAGCTCATCACCGAAATCGACGATCCGGATGTGCGGCGAAAGCTGCTCGCCCGGGCGAATAGCGCACAATACGGCGCGCGGATGAAGCGCCTACAGGCGATGCAGGAAAGTATACGTGCAGAGTGTGCCAAGGTTGCGGACAAGGAGATTGCCGTGCATCAGGAAGCGGCGCGGAAGGTTGGCTCTGAGGCCTACTCCCGCACTGTATTCGATGTGCAGCAGGGCACCGGCGCGGCGGTGCCGTTTTCACAAATTACGATTGAGGAGATAGATGCGGTGCTTTCGCAGCGTTGGGCGGGAGAAAACTACTCTGCGCGCGTCTGGCAAAACGCGGACGAGCTGGCGGAAAAGCTCGGCGAGATTGTTCGCGTCAACGTCGCCACGGGGCGGCCGTGGGAGCGTTGTCTGCGCGAGTTGGAGGAATTCATGGCCGCGGCCGATCAAGGCGGCGTGTACGCCGCAGCGCGGCTGCTGCGCACGGAGACAATGCACGTTTACAACGAAATGTCTGCCGAAGCGAGCAGCGGCTTGGGCGCGAAACGGTACCGATTTATAGCGGTTCTGGATCTGAAAACCTCCGACATATGCCGCCTGCACGACGGAATCAAAGACCCTGACACGGGCAAGTTTTACACATACGCGACTCGCAAAGCTGGCGTGAACTTCCCTCCGCTGCATCCGTGGTGCCGATCGATTGAAGCGCCGTATATCGACAAAAGCACGCTTGCGGAGATCACGCGGCCTGCCAGAAATCCGATCACGAACGAAATCATACAGATATCGGCGAATATGTCGTATCAGGAGTGGCACAAAAGGTATGTGGAGGGTAATCTGCAGGCGGTACTGAACGAACGTATGATCAAAAACACCGTGCCTGATCGCCGCCAATGGCAACGGTATCGCGACATAATCGATGATGTGCCCAGGACGCTTGCGGAGTTTCAGCGCATGAAATATTCCGATCCTGAAAAATGGGGTCAACTGAAGCAGAAATTCAGTGATATTCGATCCCTTAACCCCTTTTGATAACCCAGGGACGTTCGGAAACGGGCGTCCTTTTGTTATACCCGAAAATCAGCCGACCATGCAGGCGCTTAAATGCATGGACACCCCGGCGCGGAGTGGCCGCGCGTTTATAAGCGAAATCTCGGGTGGAAAGGAACACAATGCCAGAATATCTCAAAAAGTTGTTTGGTGAAAATCCCCTGACCTACGACGAATTCAAGCTAGTCTACGATGCGCAGGAGAGCGTAAAAGAAGGCGTGAAGATCGCCAACCTGACCGACGGCGGCTATGTCAGCCTCCAGAAGTTCAAGGATAAGGAAACGGAGCTGAAAACCGCAACGGACACCATCAAGGGCTTGCAGGACACCGTCAAGAAGTTCGATGGCGTCGATCTGGATGCGCTAAAGAACGCAGCAACAACCGCACAAAAAAAGTACGACGATGATCTTGCCGCATTTCGCAGGGACAGTGCCGTGAATCTGCTTCTGGCCCAGTCGGGCGCAAGGAACATCAAGGCGGCGAGCGCACTTCTCGATCTATCGAAGGTGAAGATCAAGGAGGATGGCAGCGTGGAGGGTATAGACTTGGAAGCGCTCAAAAAATCCGATCCTTATCTCTTCGTAATCGAGCAAACCAAGGAGGAAGGCGACGGCCACGCGGGAGCCGCCGACGCCGGAAAGGACAAAACCGCAACGCTCGAATCCGAGATTATGAGCGGTTTATTTGGCTCCGAAAAATAATCAAAATGGAGGAAAAATCAGATGCCCATCACATTGGCACAGGCTCAGCAGCTTTCTCAAAGCAAACTGACGAAATACGTCATCGATGAGTTTCGAAAATCAGCGTTGCTTGATAAATTGCCTTTTGATAACACGGCAAAACCGCAGGGCGGCGGAACACTTTCATACGTATATAACCGCGTAACAACGCTGCCGGTTGCCTCAGCCCGCGCATTGAATACTGAGTATTCTGCACAGGAAGCCGCAACCACACGGCAGGTTGTGGACTTGAAAGCGTTTGGTGGTTCATTCAAGGTCGACCGCGTAATTGCCGAGCATGAGCGGCATGTTGTAGAGCATGTGCAATTTCAGGTACAGCAGAAGACAAATGCTACCATCGCGCTTTACCACGATATGTTTATCAATGGCGACGCGGACGTTGGTGACGGAGCAATGTTTGATGGAATCGACAAGGCAATCACTGGCAGCACGACCGAGTTAATCCCGTCAGCAGCTATCGATCTTTCAAGCTCCACAGCTATCGACGCGAATTGGAAGTTATTTTTAGACATGCTTCGGCGACTTCGTGCGCGAATGGACGGAACACCGACATTGTACCTGATGAATCAGGACATGTTCGCTGTGTTCCAGAGCGTCATGGACCGCGCAGGAGTTAATCTTGCTTCGAAGGACAACTACGGGTTCGAAACGATGCAATGGGGACCCTCGCTCGTTATGCCGCTTGGCGATAAGCCCGGCTCGAGCAATCCGGTTATTGAGACCGATGAAGATGGTCAGACCAGTATCTATCCTGTTCGCCTAGGTCTTTACGGGGTCCACGGCGTTTCACCGGACGGCATGGCATTGGTGAAAACCTATCTTCCGAACATGAACGCGCCGGGCGCGGTCAAGACGGGTGAGGTTGAGATGGTCGCGGCCATGGCGCTCAAGGCGTCTCGCTCCGCGGCGGTGCTACGCAAGCTGAAGGTCGGGTGATGGCGATGTTTCGCGTGAAATCGAATCTTGAGGTCAATGGCACCCACTGGGGGTTGGTTTTCTTGCACGGCGAGGCATTTACCGAGCGAGGCGACCTCGCCCGCCGCCTGCGGTCGCTAGGGTACCAGGTGGAGGAGCTTACAAAACCCACCGCGACTGCGCCTGCTAACAAAGCGGACACAGAGGCTGCAGATGATACGGGCGATGGTGAAAGCGCTATCGCCTGCTCGATCTGCGGGAAGGAAATCGGCAGCAGGGGAGCGCTGACACGCCATATGAACAAGGAACATCCCGAACACGCGTGAAAGGAGGGCTGATGGATGTCCGTCATAGAAACGCTTACGGAAAAAGCGCGTGTGCACCTCGGAATATCCGTAGTAGATGCGCTACTAACGCTCACCGTGGAAACCACACTGGATAAGGTTCTGGCGGACATTCATCAGCGAAATCTTCCGCGAGATCTGTACAACACCACCGCCGAGATGATTGTAGACGCATATCGCATGGCGAAAGCCGCAAACGGTGAGGACGCGGGCAAGATCGTCGGCAGCATCTCGAGCGTCACGGACAACGGACAGTCGGTGTCCTACCGCGAAAACCCGTATGCCGCCGCGGTGGCAAAAGCGTGTGAAACCGTGCTCAAGGGATATGATCGCATGCTTTCGAGATTTCGAAAGGCGGGCTGGTAGATGAAGATTCCGCAGAGTTTCCTCGATGCGCAGGCGGCAACATTTTACGACAGGCTCATCACGCTGCTAGATACCATTGAGTCGATCGACTCGCTCGGCGGCATCACACGCTCGCCCGGCACAGCGCTTTCCATGCACCAGTGCAACGTGCAGTTTGTCAGCGACAAGCTCACGGTGGAGGAATACGGGCTCAAGATCGGGCAGGATATCATCGTAACCGCGGCGACGCTGCCCATCGGGAAAGGTGATTTCATCCGTTGCGGCGGGATCACGTTCCGTGTGGTGGAAGCGCCGCGGTACGACGCATACGTCAAACTGCTCGCCAAGCGGGTAGACCCGTGAGCGGTATCACGTTCTCGTGCGACCAGCTGCTCAACCGCCTGCGCCGCATCGACAGCAAAAATACCGCGGCGGAGGTCGTTCGAAACCTGATCGCGCGCGGCCTGAACATTGCAAAACCGCTGGCGCAGGCAACCAAGAGCGATCTTGGTGCAGCGGTCAAGGCTGACCCCGTTCAAACAAACGGTGCGATCGCAAGCGGCGGGTTTGGTGTTCATCATGCGCTAGCGCCATATATCGAGTACGGCACCGGTCTACCGGGGCATCAGGGAGCGGTGGCAAACGGAGCGCCGCGTAACCCCGTTGCGGCGGGATTTACTTATACGCTGCAGACGGTGATTCTCTCCGGCCCGCACGCGGGCGAGATCCGCGACGGTTGGGTGTATTGCAAGGATGGAACGTTCATCCACACGCTCGGTCAGCCAGCAAAACCGTTTCTCTATCCGGCGCAGGCGGTTCTGGAAATAGAAGCGGCCGATATCGCGGGCGTTACCGTACGCGACAATATCGGGAGGTAGAGATGTGAACATCGAGCAGCTGATCAAAGAGATCATCGACGGCATTGCGGATATCGATTGGTCGCCGGGCACTTATCCTCAACGCCTGAACACGATCCGGCAATCACCCGCGGGCGCATGGTCGGTCACGACCGGCAGCGGGCTATCCACCAGTACGCGCCGGATGGCAACCATCGAAACCTCGGTTCAGATTTCGGTCTGGACAGCGAATCCGGCGCTGCGCGCGGCGTGCAAAAACGCGATCATGGCAGCGTTTGCCGGAGTCGGCTTTCTCGCGCTGGTGCCATCCGACGCGGAGGTCGTGATCGAAGCAGAGACCACGGCGTATGTTTCCAGCATGACGTTTCGCGCGTGGATCGACACCGCGATCGGCTGGGTTTACCAGAATCAACATTCATAACAAAGGAGGAACGATATGCCAGACAGGCTAGTATCCATGGGGACGCTGCTCAAGATCAAGGCGAGCGGCGCACCGGCATTTACGCAGGTGCCAGACGTGAAGAAGTTCCCCGCGTTCATGGGCTCCGCAGAACAGGTGGAGACCTCCTGTATCGAGGACAAGCAAAAGACATATGCGCCCGGCCAATCCGATCCAGGGGATATGGAGTTTACACATGCCTATACCGGCATGCAAACGGGTACCAACTGGGACACGCTGCGCGCGGTACAGCTTGCGGATGCAGTAGCATCCTTTCAAGTGATCTTTCCCGACGGTTCCGGTTTCCAGTGGGATGCCAAGATCGCGCTCTCCATGGGCGAAGTCGGCGACGGCAACAGCCCGCTGGAGTTCTCCTGTAAGCACTTTCCCATCGGCGAGATTCTACCGCTTGGCGAAACGGGCGGCGAATCCTAAACAACAAATAGAACAGCAAGCGGAGGGGGCATAACGCTCTCTCCGTATTTTTGGGAGGGAACATGGAAACAACGTTTGTATTAACGGTTGCCGAAGAAGAGCACCGTCTCTCTTTGCCGTCCGCATGGATCATGGAAGCGGAGAAGAAGCTTGGTGAATCCCTGCTTGCGGCGATGGATCACATCGACCGCACGAGCGTGGTTGCAACCGTCCTCTGGGCGGCGATGCAAAAACTCGATCACGGCATGACGATGAACAAGGTCACGTCTTTGATCGATCGCATGCTGTTGGATGGCTGCGCATTCTGCGGGGTGACATATGAGGACTTCTCCATTGAAGTGCGCGTCAAGCTCTATACCCAGCTCATGGTCATCTCCGGTTTTTTTACGAAGGAGACAGCGCAGACGATGCAGGAGGAGACGGTGAAGAATTAACCGGCGAGATGCAAAGCGTATCAGCCATCCTGCGTGATGTCTACGAAGATGCTATCTACGCGGGTATTCGTCCGGCTGAGTTCGGGGAGCTGTCCTACGGTGAGATCAAAGCATTCATCCGCGCGTATAACCGGCGTGAGCATGATCGCGCGGTAGAGCAGCGACTCAAGCAAAAGAGTCTTGTCAGCATCGCCTACCGCACGGCCGCGCTCATCGGCATCTTTACATGGGAGCCGAAGCGAGCGCCGACGATGGAAAAGGCGTTTCCGGAGTGGTTTACCGACGAGCGACCGGCAATCCCGCTCTGGAAACAGCAGCAGGCAGGCATGGCGGCATATGTCGCGGCGTATAACCAAACGGTACGGGCAAAACAGGAAGTGAGGTGAGCAGCATGGGCCGGGCGACGGAAGAGATCAAGGTTCTTATCACAGGCGACGCATCCAGCCTCAACCGCGAACTGACGTCGGCCGAAAAAGCCGTGCTGCGCGCCAAGGGTATCGTGCAAAGCGCGGGCGGCGCGGTCAGCGGTTCGAGCAAGGCTTGGATGAAATACCGCACCACGGCGGTTTCTGAAATGAACAAAGCCATGGAAGGGGTGCGTAAAGCGCAGGAAAAAGTGCTCGCCATCCGCGAACAGGTGCAGGCAACCACGATGACGGATAACGATATGGAACCGTACATCCGCGCGGCACTTAGCATGGGTCGCGGGGACGCCGATATCCAATCCATGGTCGATGAGATGCAACGGCCTGCTCCCGCGCTGCAGCAGCAATATGAAGAAGCGGTTGCGTCGCTCGAACGGTATCAAAAAGCGGCACAAGAGGCCGGGCAGAGCGTCGAATATCTCAACGCAAAAGTCGAGGAGAGCGCCAGCGCCGAAAGCGCACAAACAGAGGCGGCGCGGGCCGCCGCGGCGCGTGCAAAAGAACAGGCACAGGCCGCGCGGGATAGCGCGATGGCCCACCGCGAAAGCGAGAAGGCATCCCGATCTTCCGGATCAGGGCTCTCGCGGTTTGCAAGAACGGCGGGGTTTGCCATGATCGGCGTCGCCTCGCTGTACGCCGGGCTTCGCCGGTTGATTTCGGCGATGCTGGAGACAGCCAAAGCGGATTCTGCGCTGAAAACCAGCTTTGGTCAGATAAAGGGCAACCTGAGTATCGCGTTCCAGGCCATCTATCAGGCGGCGCTTCCGGCGCTGCGCGCACTGGCGAGCATGCTGACCACGGTAACGGGGTATCTCGCACAGTTTCTTTCGATGCTCTTCGGAGTTTCTTGGTCCTCCGCTTCCAAGGGCGCGCAGGATTATGCCGCGAGCGTGGGCGGCGCAGGCGCTGCCGCGAAGGCTGCTGCGCAGAACATGATGGCCATCGATGAGCTAAATGTCATGCAATCTCAATCCGGCGGAGGCGGTGGTGCGGGTGGAATTGCGCCGATCTATCAGGAGATGCAAAAGCCCAAGTGGATGGAAGACCTCGTTGCGTGGTTTCGCCCGGTTCAGGAAGCGTTGGAAGGTCTGTGGCGCTCGATCAAGATTTTCATCGAAGGTGTCAAAGAACAGATAACGGCGAGTCCGACGCAGGCGTTTACCGATTTAAGGGATGCGATTATAGAAGTATTTGACGCATTGAGTGCACTTCTGGAGAACGAGGCGTTTCAAACGCTTGTGGCCGGATTGATCAATATCGCTATCCTCACCGTCGCCAGTGCGATCTCCATCGCCGCAAAAGGGATACAGATTATCATCGCGCTGTTGAGCGGAGATGGCAAAGGCGCGCTTGCGTCTTTTCTCGGTGCGATCATTGAAGCCGTGTCCTGGTTGAAGAATATCAGCCTCGAAGTCGCGCATACCCTGTTGTCGGTGTCTCAATCGATCGCACTCGCCGCGGCGACTGGCAGAGGCGATTTTGAAGCGGTCGAACGCATCACGCGGGACATGCAAAACACAAAGGCCGATTATGAGCTGCAGCTAAAGATCAACGAGGATTCCAAGAAAACCGTGACCGATTATGTGGACAGCCTGTTCGGCGGAGCGCAGGCGTCGTTTGACGCGACAGCAAGCGCGACGGCAAGCCTTGCCGAATATGACGAACAGCTAAAGGCGGCCCAGTCCACCGCATCCGATCTGAGCAAAACGACCACAGAACAAGTGAAAGCGTCCACCGACGCAATCGCGCAAGCGCTCGCTGATACGCCCACCGCAGATGCCGCAAAGCAGCTCGGTGCAGATCTCATGGATGGTTTCAGCACCGGAGTCGCAGAAAACGCCACGAAAGTCATGGACGAGATGAAAGTTAGCATCGACGCGGGCGGAAGTTCTGTGATCGCGTCGGCAAAGAAGATTGCAGAGGATGCCAAGGGCAAGGTTCTGGCGATCACGAACGATATGATCCGAAGGATTGAGCAGGCGTTTTCCGATATGTTCGATCAGATTCACTTTGATCTGGCATACCTGCTCGGAGCGATCGTGATCGATATTGCGTATATGGTCACCGGCATCAACCTCGCGCTTTCAAAAATTAAAACCCAGCTCACGTTCAAGATCAATGTCGAATACACCACGTCCGGAGCGCCGTCACTCCCGTTGCCTTCTATCCTGAAAATGGCGCGCGGCGGGATCATCCACGCGGCCGCGGGCGGTGGCGGGTTCACCACCGGTCAGCTTTTCGTTGCGCGTGAGGCGGGGCCGGAGCTGGTCGCGAACCTCGGCGGCGGCAAATCGTCGGTCATGAACAACGACCAGATTGTGGAATCCGTCTCGAGCGGCGTTTATCGCGCGGTCGTCGAGGCGATGAGTGCGATGCAGTCCGGGGATTCCGGCGATTTCGTGGTCAACGTGGACGGACGCGAACTGCTGCGCGTGACGCGAAAGGCTGAACGCGCGAGCGGTTATCGCCTCTCCGGCAACCCGTCGTTTGCGCGATAGGAGGCACACATGGCATATATCCAGACAAAAGAAGGCATCGTCCTGCCCGCTCCGGCGTTCGGTTCGGGCGGGATTACCATCGCCACCAACGTAGACGGCGGCAGAAATGAGAGCGGCAATTTCATCGGGCAAGTGGTCGGCGACGACAAGCTTAAGATCGAGTGCTCGTTTGCATATATGGAGCCGGTTGCGTTTGAGAACTTCCTCAAGATTTGGGATCGGAATCAGGGCGGTAAATTTGTCAACGAGTTTGTGGTGTTCGATCCGCGGATCAACGATTTTCGTACCCTGCGCATGTACGTTGGCGACCGCTCTGGCAGGCCGTATCTGGTGAACAAGATCACCTCGCGGCCGACGTTCTGGGTGGACATCAAAGCGAATCTGATCGAGGTGTAGCACATGTATTCTGTTTCGAGCGCATACCGCAAGGCGATTCAGCTGCACCGCGCACAGGGCGTTCGCAATCGCTCGTATGCGCAGATCTATATCGGTCAGTTCGACGCTTCCGCGCGCGGGGATGCAACGCTTGTCATCAACGACGGAGGTGTGGATTATTCCGACTTCAGTAGCATAAACACAGATGCGGAGCAGGGTGTGGCATATGCCACATGGGAACAGGACTTCTTCCGGCTCGACGGCGTACAGCGATTTTTGCCTGAGCGCGCAGCTGATTGGGAACAGCAAGGGTTTATCTCTGCGCGGTTATCCGGTGCGGACGGCAGCTTTCTTGAACCGGTTGTGCTCACTATGCGATTCTCAGGCCTGCACCGCATGAGCGGCATTACGCTGTTGTTCGATGATACGAGCGATTCTTATGCGAATCAATTCACCGTGGAGACCTACCTCAATGACGATCCGGTGGAGACACATGTGGTGACAAATTCTGAGCCGAAGTATGAGGGCATCCTCACGCTATCCGAGCATAACCGGATGTCGCTCACATTCCACTCCACAGCGCGGCCGTACCAGCGGCTGCGGTTGCAGCATATCCTGTTCGGAATCGGTTTTGTTTACAGCAACGAAGAGATCATGAACGTTGTGCTGAAGCGCGCAACCAGTCCGGTGAGCCTCGAGCTTCCGTCCAATCAGCTGCACTTCTCACTGTATAACGAGGACGGTATCTTCACGCCGGACAGCCCTAGCTCCGTGTCGTCTTTCTTCTCACAGGATCAGGAATGCAAGCTCATGCTCGGCTATGATGTGAGCGGAACTGGCGACACCGAATGGATCGGCACCGGAAAGTTCTGGCTGTCCGAGTGGACGGTGGATGGCATCACGGCGCGGTTTGAAGCCGCGGATATCATAGAGCGCATGAGCGCGGGCACGTATCGCCGCGGAATATACGGCAGCAAAACAGCCGCGGCAATGATCGACGACGTCATGGCGGACTTTGGGTATGATAACTATGATGCAAGCTCACATGAATTGGAAAACACGATCATAACGAACCCGCTGCCGGTGGGTTCCCATGCGGAGTGTCTGCAGCTGATCGCGAACAGCGTGATGTGTACACTCGAAACGGATGCAGACGGCAGGGTTTTCTTTCGTTCGCGCGCGGCTGCCGCGCCCGAGAGTGTCACAGCGAACCAAACTGATACATTTTTACCCGGTTCCGATCTTGAACACCTAACGGTTTTCGATGATGAAATCACGGAATATACTTCTTGGGAACAGGATGGTTTCGCACTTTCCGGCGGTATGCGGTTTGTGCCGGGGGACACGGAACCATATCTCAACTGTGGTGTCGGTTGGAATTTTCTTACGCAGGCCGATGGCCACTATGCAAACGCGCCAGAGGTATTGTTTGAGTTCGCTGTTAACGTGACATTTGGATCGGTCGTGATCGACTTTGGATCAAACTTCCTGCCATCGAGTGTGCGGCTACGCGGACTGCGAGATGATGGCGTCGGTGGCCATAAGACCGTGTACGAGCGCGAATGGCCGGTCACCGCGGCGCGTATGATCATCATAGACAATTTTGATCGCATCGTACGCTTGCTGCTGACCATACAGGGCAATGCAAAGTTGCAGCGTCCGCGCATCCAACGAGTCGCGTTCAACTGGGAGAACGGTTATGCGATCACAGCGGAGGATATCTTCGGCAACCCGAAAGGAACAAGGTTGACCAACTGCCGCAATGTGATCGTCCAGCTTGACAACCGCACCGCCGAAGCACTAGCCGAGATCAAGAAAGCGACCATTTCCGCGGGCGAAGAGACATGGATCGAGCACGGAGAGATGTATATCGACGTGACCGCTTCTACCACCGCGAGCGGCGCTGTGCTCACCTATTCTTCTTTTGCATATGCCACTTGCGTAATCGTCACCGGCGTGACCGGCGATGTGGAGATCGTCCTCACCGGCAAAAAGCTGGCACAGGGCGCGGAGGACGCGCGGACGGTTGCAGTCAACACCACCGGTGAAGACTGCACCATCGAAAACCCGTTGCTGTCCGCCGCATCGATCAAGCCGGGTTATTTGCAGTGGCTTGCGGCGCACTTCGGCAAAAGTGTCGAGTGGCATGCGGAGACGCTCGGATATCCGGAACTGCAACCGGGCGACCTGATCGGGTACAAAGGCATGCAGGCAAGTATCCTTGATGCGAACATCACCTATCAATTCAGCCTGCGTGAGCAGTTCACCCTGCTGAAGGAGGAATCAATCTGATGTGGCAAACACCAAAGACCGATTGGGAAATCAAGCCGTTTGTCAACGGCCGCTATATGGGCGATTGGTTCAACGTGGAGGATTATAACCGTATCATAGGGAACCTGCGCTATCTACATGCCGCGGGTCAGAACGTCTACGCGGTGGTGTTCGATATCCTCGGCATGTCGATGCAGGATCACTCCGGCTTCCCGCGCGCGGGAGAGATCAATGCGCTTGAGGAGAGCCTATATCGAATCGCAGCAAACACATTCACACCGTCGGATTATACCGGTAAGGCGACATGGACTAGCAACGGCAAAACGCCGACTGCAGACGACCTGAACCGCATTGAACGCGCCTGTGTGGCGATCTTCGCCAAGCTCAACGAAACCCCGCTGAAAGCCTTTCATACGGCGGACAGCGGGGCTTTGATCACGAACGATGGCACACTCATGGTGAGATAAGGAGCAAACGTGGAAGAGTATAATAGCGCCTATTCCGGCGCGCAGATTGACGAGGCGGCGCGCGTCGCCGCGGCGAACCAGTCGCCGTTTGCAGTGACGCTGCTAGCGGCGAACTGGGGGGATGCCGACGTATTTGGCAAACGCACGAACGTCGCAGGAGGCATTGTCGCAATGAACACGGTGACGTTCAAGAGCGCACTGTCCAACGCGCCCGCGTTGAAGACATTCACCTACAGCAGCGCGGCCGCATCCTGGCAACTCAGTGGTGCGAACGTATCGCTTGCAACCTACGGCATCTCTCTGGCGGGAACCCCCGCAAACGGAAACGTGATCGTTGCCGAGTACGCCGTGCGAAAAGCGCAGGCGCTTGCGATCACTGGCGTGTCAGCGGATCACACGCTCACATGCGATTTGCGGTTTGCGGAAGATGGTGTTCCGAGTGAGGAAGCGGCGCAGACGGCGGCATGGGCGCTTGTGCTCAAGTACCTGATCGGTACGAATACCATCACGTTCTATTGCGGTGACACTGCCCCGGCGGTGGACATTCCGATTCAACTCTGGGAGGCATGATATGAACGCAAGCGGCAGAATCTTCCGACGCGGCGGGGCAGGCGGCTCGGCGATCCAATACAACTTCGTGTCGGCGGCTAGTTTTGCGGCCCTTCCGATCATCGCCGAGGAGAACACGTTTGGCTTCATCACCACGCTGGCGATCACCGATGTATTGATCTCCAACGATCGACCGACGGGAAGCCCGACCGGTGAAATTCGCGTGAAAATCGGATCGAAGTCCCTAAGGCTGCTGACCATTTTGCAAGATCCGTTGGTGACCGGCTATGTGCTGACAGTGTATCAGTACAACGGTTCCTCCTGGGTGCTTCTGGAGGCATATCTGAGAGAATCCGCAACATGGAAAAGAATCCGATCTGAGTTTTACAACGCCGGTGCCGTCGGATTGGTTGGCAGTTTTTCAGGGACCTCAACAGGGGCCGCGAACTACACAATTGGCTCCAACACCCTTGTTTTGCGCATTACCACCGGTGGTACATCCGGGTTTGCCCGCGTAAATGGTGCGAATCCGATTAACGTGACCGACTTCGATACCCTCAAAATTGACTATGCCCGATACCGGGGCGGATCTTCTGGATCACATAAGGCGTATCTGTTTCTCAACCCCACCGTGTTGTCGGGGTCGAACGCAAGTTTCTCCACGGGGGTGGCGGGTGTCGATCTTTCGACAGGAGCCAAGACCTTATCGCTGGATGTGTCTGCACTGACCGGGCTTCAGTATATTCATGTTGCTCTCGGTAAGAGCAGCTACTATGAGACGGACGATCTGACGGTAAACGCGATCTATGGAGAGTAGGTGCTGATATGGACGAAATCATCACAGTGACAGTGTATTTGGATTCCGATTATCGTTGCCACGCCGAACCGGCCGATGGGCTCATGCCTTACGACACCGAATTCTTTGTCGGCTGTGAGGACTTGATTCCGCGCTACCGGATCGTGCCGCACGGGGAAGCGTGGACGCGCGCGGATGGCGCGGTCTTTTATGGCGAGATGATCACTCCCATTTAACCTAAAAAACACAAAACCAAATGCTGCGTGTTACGCTGACCGCCGTGATCGTCACGGCGGTTTTTACTTGCGCGTATTTTATAACGAGTAAAGGAGAAGGAACTGACGGATGGAAGAGATCAAAGACCTGATCAGCACGCTGGCTATCATCATGGGCATGGTCTTCGGTATCGTGGCGCTGTTCCGCAATAAGAAAGCTGACGACTCCGGCGACGGTCAGAAGATGGGCATGATCATGTCTGATCTTGGCTACGTGAAATCGAATACGGACGAGATCAAAGCCGAACAGCAGCGGCAGCGCGATACCAACACCAACTTCGCGGTGGAGCTCGCTAGGGTGGATGCCTCCACCAAGCAGGCGCATAAGCGACTCGACGAGCATATCTGTGCGGGCAGCAAATCGACGCGGCGGGCATCCGGAAAGGAAAACGAGTGATATGAGTATACAAATCGGTCACGCGGTCATGGATGAGATGGGCAAGACCATTGGGCTCACGCCCGGCGATCAAACCGGCAAGGAGATCGCCCTTGCAAAATGGTATGCCAAAAACAGCGCTGGCCGCGTCTGGAGATACTACCTCGAATGCACCGATGCCGCAATGCGCGAGCGCGCGGCACAGTACATGGGACAAATTTGTGCGGACAGCGCCTACGGCTACTCGCAAGACAAGGTACGGCGTTGGGACGGATACCGTTCAATCGTCGCCAACAGGGGCCTCACAGCGGGCGCAGTGGGCGATTTTGATTGCAGTTCGCTGATCATATCCTGTTTCATCTTCGCGGGGCTGAACCTTGAGAAGGACGGCTATACCGGCAACCTTCGGGCAAAGCTGCTCGCCACCGGTAAGTTCAAATCATACTCTGATAGCGCACATATCAGCACCGATGCGCTCGCAACGCGCGGTGGGATCTTTCTGCGCAACGGCCATGTGCTGATGGCGCTGGAGGACGGTAAAGGCGCGCGCGGCACACTTGAAGCAAACAATCTCAAGGCAGTAGGCAAGATTATCGTTGACGAGATCAACAAATGGTGCAACGTTCGCAGCGGGCCGGGGGTGGAGTATACCATAGTCGGCCGCGCAAAGAAGGACGATGTTTACAACATTTATGGTGTCGCCGAGGATTGGTACCAGATCGATTATAACGGCTCCGTCGGCTACCTTTTCGGCGATCTAGCTTCTGAAATCTTGCCGGGCAATGTGTGAGGGGAACCATGGCGAAGATACCGACGCTGACGAAATTTATAGTTTTATCCATGGTAGCGATCACGGCGTATACCGTGGTGCTGCTGTGGTTGCGGGTACTGTACGACTTCTGGATCGATACGGAGTATTCCCGTCTTTGGTACGGCTTCTGGGGTTCTGAAATATTCATCTGCTCCGGCTTAAAAACGGGCAAGCTGATCCTTGGCCGGACCAATCTGTTTACCATACAGGGTAACACAACGGAAACCAACAGCGATGACGCTGTCGGATAAAGGAAAGGAGAAATATTATGGATTTGGTAAATTTGATTATTCTAGCACTCTTTGTGGAGGCTATCGTACAGACGATGAAACCCATCTGGGACAAGACCGCGGGGAAGATCACTGTCGCGGAGCTCGTGAGTATGGGTATAGGGATCGTGATCGCTGTGGTGGCGAAGATCAATTTCCTTGCCGGAGTGGTCGAAATCACGCAACCGGTGTTGCTGTATGTGCTGTATGCGCTCACTGGTGTTGCGCTGGGCAGAGGGCCGAGCTTTGTACATGATTTGTGGATGAAGATTCGAACGGGTAGCGCCGAAAACTTTGTGTAAACGCGAATGTCAGATAATTTCTTTTAGTCATGAGGGGCAAGGTTCATCCTTGCCCTGTGTCATTACCGTAACATGGTGATAAAGAACGCGTCAAGATGAAGAAAATCTATATAATTCTGACGAATATAACCAAAAAATGAGAGGTTGCATAGATTATGATAAATTATCGTCTGATCGGGAAACGAATCGAATAAACACGCAAGGTGAGAAGAATCACGCAGGCAGAGCTCGCTGAATTGACAAATTTATCGGTATCTTACATGAATTATTTTGAAAACGCCAAACGAAAGGCAAGCCTCCAGACCTTGGTGATCATTGCAAATGTCATGGAAATAACAGTTGATATTCTACTCGCAGGAAATCAAATCTTTGGCAGAGGAGAGTATAAGAATGATGTATATTTATTAATGAAAGACTGCAATGATTATGAAAGCGAATAATATTTGAGCAAGTTCAATCCCTCAAAGCGACGCTAAGAAATAACCTGTGGTTGCTAAGTGCGTAAGATTGCTTTATTTTTGGTAATAAAGAGAATTTAACCCCCTGATATTGGCTCGAATCGTAGAGTTGTCGGCCTAATTTCCGTAGGAAACGTTTGAATTATAACTTGCGCTGCGCGGCATAGATTGACAATATCACGGCCTACCGTTATAATGAAGAACACGAGGTGCGTAAGATGATGATTGAACGATTATTGGCAGATAAAGGCATGACAAAGTACCGGTTAGCGAAAGATACAGGGATTCCGTATATGACGGTGAACGATATTTGCAGCGGAAAAACAAAGCTGTTCAATTGTACGGCGGCAACGGTGCGACGTCTATCCAAGGCGCTGGATGTGACAATGGAAGATTTGCTGGAAAGTGAATCGGAGGGGGCGGCTGAAATGGAGAGCCGAAACGATTTTGAATTATTCAAGAGTAATGTCTGTCACCGAGTAAAAGCGGCAGGGGATATGGTATTCATTGTCGAAACGCTGCAAAGCGATACGATTCGGCGGTACTGCGATAAAAAGTGGTATCCCGAAGCGTTCTATCTGCTTGCCATGGTGGATTATCTGTCCCGTGAGAATCATTTGCCGCTCTGTGCCAACTACAACGACATTCGCGCTCGAAAGCTCTCGAACATCGTTTATCCATCTGGCGTGCTTGCCATGTATGCCGCTTCTAAAGATGAGCGCGTAAAGACGGAGAGCTATCATAAGGCGATCCCGGAGTTCCGGCGATTTAATATCGTGGAGAACGAGGTACGGAATGTCATATAGCACCAAGCTCACAAAAGATAACCTGGATTATTACCTCAGAGAGCTTGCAAAGGAGTTCCGTCGACTGAACGGCAAAACGACGCCGGCGGAGATGATCTTGATCGGCGGGGCCTCCGTGTTGATCAATTATGGGTTTCGCGACATGACCAGCGATGTGGATGCTATTATCTCGGCATCCTCGGTTATGAAAGAGGCCATCAACAAAGTGGGCGATCGTTTCGCATTGGAGAGCGGATGGTTGAATGCGGATTTTCAAAATACGAAGTCCTTTACGCCAAGATTGCGTGAGGTTTCAGTTTTCTATAAAACCCTCTCTAACATTCTGACGGTTCGGACGGTTGCGGGCGAATATTTGATCGCCATGAAGCTCATGTCGGGCAGAGAATACAAAAACGACCTTTCCGACGTGATCGGAATTTTGCACGAACACGAACAGCGCGGAACTCCCATTTTGTATGAGCATATTGATGCCGCTGTTTGCAAGTTGTATGACGATTGGAATGGCATACAGGATTCTGCGAGGCGGTTCATTCGGGATGTGTATGCAGATACGGATTATGGAGCATTGTATGAGCGATTTCGCAGCGAGGAGCGCGAAAGTCGCGAGACGTTGCTGGACTTTAACATCGAATATCCCGGCGTTCTAAACGAGGATAACTTGCCGGAGATACTGAAGCAGGCGCAGCTGCGCATGAAGAAAAAGGGATAACGAATAGCACAATGGCGAAGGGAGTTGTTCTTAGAGGCATTCTCGAAGGAGGACGCCTTTCTATTGGATATTCCGCACCCCCAGGTGTTCAGTCTCGCGCGGAATATTCATCTATGAGATACGGGACATATAGGATTGCTGGACTGGTCACTTTCTGAATTCTTGTGGGATGCGTTGGGAGATTTTTCGTAGAATTAATAATTTTCGCATGATTAGAGCCAGAAATGTGCGGAATTATTGCTTCTTGCCAATTTCTTGCCACTTTCACAGAAAGCGGGAAGATTCATACCGAATACGAGAAATTAAACGCCCTGAAACAGGGCGTTTTTTGCATTATTAGGACTAACACTCAGATAAAGCGTGTACGGGGGGGACTCGTATTGTCTAGGTTCGAGTCCTAGTTCCGCAGCCCCAAAACGACAACCGCGATCTCGTTGATTTTCTGCGTCTGCGGGACGGCGCGGGCGCAAAGAGCGCCATGAGTATCCATATCCGCCACGTGATCAACATGCTCGGGCTGAATTCCGGCGAGCTATAAATCCGCCTATTCCTCTAACAAACAAAAATCACGCCGTTTGCATGCAGCAAACGGCATTTTTTGCACGTTTTGTTTCGAGGTAATCCTCCATAAGCCACAACACCAACAATTGTCTGATGGATTGAATCTTATGCGCGAAAGCCCCTTCGGCGTTACCGCATATGGTATTTCTGTTATTCGACGCGATTTTGCGCGCGTTTTGCACGCGTTTGCTGTGGATTGTTGCTGCATTTTTTGAGGTCCCCCTGAATTCGCTTCTTTTTCGGATGTGTCGAAATTCCTGTTCTCCTACGGTGAGCAGAATTAATACCACATAGGGTAAATGATGAAAACATATCCGTGGGAAATCCCAATTTTCAACAGACCAGCCCGTATAGTGCGTATAATCACATTACCGTTACATATTTGTTTCGTCATGCTTGAGTTGTATGTACGACTTTGCTCAGCCATATGTTTCACACGTTTGCGAAAGCAGGCAAAAAATGCGCGCCTCTGATTTCTCGTAAAAAAACGCATATAACAAGTGCTAATAATATCTAAAAATGTGACATTCTGCTGTGCGACTAACACAAACGTGCACCTCGAAAACCCGCCTTTTCGGGGGAAAAGCAATCCCAATGCAACAAAAAATCAAAAAAATCCAAAAACTCCATATTACAACCCGTTTTTTTGAAAAAAACCTTATAATTACTGTTATTTTCTTTACGAAAGCAACGGCTATGTAACTATTTGTTCATATTATAGTAATATGAAGAATGCTATAGGCGTTCTTAATATTACAAGGGGGATATAACAATGAAAAGCAATCGCTTTTTCAAACTCATCAGCATCATGCTCAGCGCGATGCTGGTATTCTCACTCTTCCCCACCCAGGCCTTAGCAGATAAAGATAAGAATACCGATCCGCTTCCGGTATATACCGTCAACTTTGTTGACTGGGACGGGAAGCTGATTGATTCTAGTAAGGTGGAGGAAGGCAGCGCTGCCACCGCACCAACGCATCCCGAGCGCGAGGGATTTGTTCCAGATGGCTGGGATAAAGACTTCTCCAACGTGACCGGCGATATGACCGTCACCGCTCAATATAAGGAAGCGGAAGATCCGGGACTAAAAACGTCGCTGGCGATCGTGCTCGAGACATTCACAGTAACCTACAATGCAAACGGCGGAACGGGATCGATGAGCGATCCTTCCAGCCCCTATGCAAGCGGGACATCATTCACAGTACTTGCCAACGCTTTCACGGCGCCGACCGGCAGATCTTTCATTGGTTGGAATAGCGCCGCCGACGGAAGCGGAACCAGCTATGCGGTTGGTTCATTCAACACGATTACAGGCAATGTAACGCTGTATGCGCAATGGGGTGCCACAGTAGATATCTACATCTATATTGGAAACAATACTGATGTCCTGTTGCAGCATTACACGATGAACAATGTTACCTCCGCGAAGATTACCACGTATGATGGAACGAACGGCATCGCCTTGCTGCACATGCTTCAGGTCGATACTGGTTACGGGCTGGCCGGAGCAAGCTCTCCCATCTCTGCCAGCGGTATCTATAAGAATGGGCAGATCAATTTGGACGGTACGGGACCCAACTATACGGTGACTGTATTTATCAGAGAGCAATTCTTCCCGACGACATATACGGTTCACTACTGGGATGCCTCCAATAATGCGTTGAGCCCGGACAAGGTGGTTACCACGAACTTCGTCGGCGATAATGTGACAGAAACTGCGGTGACAATTCCCGGCAATACCGTGGTCGGCTCGAACACTCAAACGCTCTTATTACAGTATTCGGGTAACGTAATTACATTCCGATATGCGCCAACGCCATACAGCATTACCTACTATCTGGACGGCGGTATTAACAACCCTGCCAACCCGTCGACGTACACGTTCACGAGTGGCCTGATCACGCTCGCTGACCCGACCAAGCCTGGCTACAACTTCTCCGGTTGGGACCCCTCGAACAACATCCCTGCAGGCTCTACCGGAGATAAGGAATTCACAGCGGGTTGGTCTCTACCGATCGAGTATACAATTACGTATTACCTCGACGGCGGTGAGAACAATACTTCCAATCCTCCTTCGTACAACGTAACGACTCCGACGTTCACGCTTGCCGATCCGACGAAACCGGGCTACACCTTCCTCGGCTGGGATCCAACGGATATCACCATAGAGGAGGGGTCGATCGGCAACTTAGAGTTCACAGCGCGATGGTCGGAAGCAGATGCTTACGATATCATCTATATTTTAGGCGGCGGCTCAAACAACCCTGCCAACCCGACGACCTACACCGTTGAGAGCGGACTAATCACGCTGGGCGATCCTACCAAAGACGGTTACAATTTCGTCAGCTGGACGCCGACGAATAATATCCCGGCAGGTTCCACGGGTGACAAACACTTTATTGCGAACTGGTCCGACCCGATCGAATACAACATCACCTACGAGATGAACGGCGGCACGAATAACCCGGCGAACCCCTCGACCTATACCATCGAGAGCGGGCTCATCGCGCTGGCCGATCCGACGAAGGCCGGCTACACATTCACCGGTTGGACGCCGATGAACAACATCCCTGCAGGCTCCTTCGGCGATAAGACGTTCACGGCGACGTGGTCGGCTGCTAACACGTATAACATCGATTATATTCTCGGCGGCGGCACGAATAATCCTGCGAACCCCTCGACTTATACAGTTGAGAGCGCGCTCATCACGCTGGCCAGTCCGACGAAGGCCGGCTACACCTTCACCGGTTGGATGCCGACGAATAATATCCCGGCAGGTTCCACGGGTGACAAACACTTTATTGCGAACTGGTCC